AGAGCTAACCACGTGCCATCGATTTTGATCTTCTCGAACCGACCACCGTTAAACTCTGCAAAGTCGGGAGTTGAGACGTTCTCGAATCCTAGAAGCTCCATCAAGAGAGATGCATAGGTTCCCTTACCAGAGTTAGGAATTCCTGTCAAGTATAGGAACTTTTGAAGATCGTACATGCCTCGCAGACAGGCAGCAGCGAAGCAGATTAAGATTTCCTTAAGATGACTGCTTCCATTGGTCACGAAGTCTAACCAATCATTGATATTAGACCAATCGCTTGCATCCGGGTCAAAGTCCCTATCCAGAGTGCTCCGGAAATAGTAAGAAGGGCTATGGGGGAGCAACTCTTTGGTTTGCAGGTTATATACACCATTGCGAAAGGGCAACAATGTCCCTGGTGCCGGGTTTTCCATCTCTTTGGTGTAGAGCTGAGACTGTAGAGCTTTAATCACCTCAAGGTAATCACTCGGGGTTTTGACGCTGTAATAGCCTAGTTGGGGGGTGAGTTCAATCAGTTTGTTTTGTAGGTACTGATTAGAGATTTGGCTCCATACACCATCTTGCTCGACACCATACTCGAACCATACTTCCCTATTTGTCAGGAACACAAGCTGATCTTTGTACAACTTCTTAATGTTTTTAGCGATGGGCACCGCTTCGTTCTTAGCAGGCGTGGGTTTATCTGCTTTATCGCTGCCCTTACTCTCGCCTTTACTCTTGCTTTTGCCTTTCTTACTGGAGCTGCTTTTAGAGTCCTTCTGATCGGGAGGTGATGCCGCATCTAGGATGCTCTGGAAATACTTGATGCCCTTATTTTGGATTAGGTCATCGACGCCTTTGCCCTCGGATTCTTGCCATTTTCCGGCAATCTCATAAAGAGTGCCGCCTCGGGCACTCATAACATCTGAGATTTGCTTAAGCTCCCTTAAGACCTCAAGTTTGTTTTGCACGTCAGCATCGAAAGCATTGATCAGTGCAAAGCCTTCCTCGACCAGATAGTCTAGGTTGTCTACTAACACCTTTTCCTGACCAGGAACTTTGTCGCCATTCTCGTCCCTGATCCAAGGCTTCAGCGCCATTGTGACTCCAGGTACTGCCACTGCTGGATAACCGTGAGTCCACAATTTAAGGGCTTTGAACAGACCTTCAGTTAGAATTAGAGCAGGCTGATCATTAACCGTCGTGCAGCGTTCCTTAATTTCCTCGATATCCTTTGCCCAGCTAAGGTCAGGAAGCTTAGGCAGGATGGCGTCGTAGATGCAAATTTGGTTCTCTTTCTCATGCTTAGTCTTTTTGCGGGTGAGGTACCGCCTCTCTTCACCGTCTTTCCCCATTTTGTGGGGTTTATCGAAGCGAACTTGCTCGCAACCTTCTTCGCCTCGAAGGACAATCCCATCGCTCTCGATATCCTTGCGATTAAGAACTCGATTGACTTCCTCGGCATCCTCGCTGCGGGTATTGAGGCGGATGAGCGTGGGATCAATCTCGCGCTCCGCCACCATGTTCTGCCAGTGACGTTCGTAGATATGCTCTGGGCGCTCTACGTTGCCACTTTGGTCAATGTGCGTTAACGTATTAATAGATTCAGTCATTGAATAACTCCATAACTAATTGGTTTTCAGTGATGCCCTCACTACTGTTGGTGGCAGTAATGAGGGCAATTACCCTAATCCACTACAGGGTAAAAATTCTCGTCTTCGATATCCTCGCGCCTACCTAAGGCGGAAGGTTCGTCATCGTCTGGGGCATGACCTTTGTGGATATCAACGGAGATGCTTCTCCGCGAACCCTTATTGGTTTGAGATTCGTCATTATCGTCATCGCCATCGAACTCAATAGACCACCAAAACCCTTTGGCAGAGCCGAATTTAGCAAGGACGTCGATAACTTCGGACTTTGAGCGGTATGGGGACGATGCATCGTTCTCGCGATAAGGGTCGGTCATCTCGAGACAATGCTCTAAATCTCCCCATGTGCCGTATTTTTTATCCATCCAAGAACAAATCCATGTGGCGGATGGGTTGTAATTCCAAACGCGATTACTCATTGTCTTTGTCTCCATCTATCTTGTAGTGATAGAAAATTCTCTGAGCTAGAACTTCCATCTGGTCTATAGGGTGCAAATGCCTCGGCACTTCGTAAAACCTCAGAGCTTTCTCGCTTTTGAACCTATCTTCGAGTGAGGCTCTATCGCCCATGTATGCGGTTTTCACTAGTCCCGCAGCTAACGTGCGGGCGGCTATCATTTGCTGTTGATCTTCTTTCTGTTGGGGACTCATAGCTAAACTTCCCAATACAATATGTCAGCATCCTTGGCAATTAACTCTTGGATATTGTCAAGGTTATGTAATTCCTTGTGCAGATTCTCTGTGTAGTTCCAAGTCCATACATTCGCTCCGCCGCCATCTTTAGGAGTAAGAATTGCATAGAGCGCTTTCCTCTCAGGTGCGAAGAATGCGAACTTAGCTAGCGGGTAAGTCGGCTGCTGATTCAACCCCTCTGCTATAAGGGCACGGATCATTTCCGACCGCGACTTACCCGTCTTCTGGGCTAATCCGTCGATGCGTTCAGCCAATTGGTTATCCATGCGTAGATGAACGGCTTCATTTTGTTTGGTCATAAGGCTTAACCTCATCTCTACACTTCCTAGTGTAGCACAGAGGTTACCACTACCCTTGACCAAAACTACGACAGCAAACCGTAGATTGCCCTACAAAGCGAAACCCTCAGCCATAGAGAGACTGAGGGATCGCCCTGCACACAACTAGCAAAGGAGTCATGGAACAATAAGGCACCAGGCGGCTGGATGCTGGCAGATTTAGTGTCATGCCCAGGACAGGCAGGATTTAGACAGTGCTGTAGTTAATGGGCACTGATCCGGGTTTGAGTGTCCCTTCTGGCTCCTTCAACCCTAGTTTGAGGTCGAGATCGTATTGCAGCTTATTAAAGCTGTCTATAGGCGTTCTATAGCCCGTAAATTCCACGTCATCGGCTTTGGAGAGCTGCTGCGACTGCAACTGCTGCTCTAGCACCAGTGCTGCAGTCTCATAAGGTCTGTAATGCGTGACACCGTTAGAATTCTCTAGGGCAGTGGCTTCAAGTAGAGCATCTAGATAGCCTTTATTCCCTGACGTTGACGTCAACGTTTGGACGAATGACCTTGTTTTATTTAAGCTTGTATAGTCCATACCCAGCCTTATTACGATTGAGTGGTCTGATACAGCTCAGCAACCTTAGCCTGATCCACGCCACTCGGTAGGCGATCCTTGTATACAAGGCGATTGTGCCTGTATAGGGCAACTTCGTAAGGCTGAGTCACATTTCCGCCTAGCACGCTTTCTTGGACGTCATGAGCTGTTAAGTAGATGTCATCGGTGGAGCTGTGGGTAGAAGAGTCGTAAGGGATATACTCGCTATCAGAGCTTGCATCAGCCCTCGCAACTAGAGTCCCTGCTGGCACTGGTGGAGAGAAGGATGATGCTTTTAATCTTGCTCCACCGGGCAAGATGTTTTCTCCAGTTAACGGGTCTCCGTTAAAAGGATGCGAGGATTTTTGTACGTTTGCGAATGTTACCGGCATAAAAATACTCCTATATAACTATGTTTGCTCTGTCAGGCAGTTGCATCCTCATCCGATGGCAAGGATTGCGCTGCTGCCTGCATTTCTTGTTCTCTCTCTTGCTGGAGCTGGGAGAGTTCTGCATCAGGGTCTTTGAAGCCTAGTTGAGCTAGAGCAGACCGATGACTGATAAGCCCTCCATTGAAATTAGCAAGTATGGCTTGGCTTTGTTCGGGCGTCAGAACGGAATCTGAGAGATTGAGATGGCAGCGAACGCGAGCAGTCTTGTTACCTAGCAGCTTGCCAACCGATGTCATAATCCCGCTTATGGCGCTTTCTACACCAGTCTGAAACCCACGAACACGCCGAGAAAAGTCCTGCTGTGCCCTTATTCGAGCCTCCCCACTAGCATTAGCACCCACGTTCTCGAAGGATTGCGAGAATTCCCGGAATAACTGGGAACTATAGTGGGCATACGCCTCACGATACAGCTCGAAGCTAATGGGTTGTATAGTCTCAACCTTAGGATCAAGAACCTGTGATTCCCCATTCTTGCGAACCTCAGCACCAAAGACTTGGTTGTAGGCACCAGGGGAAATGTCTAGCCCTGTCTCAGGCACTTGGCTATTGAGCAATAAATGCGTGAGGTACCCAGAACGGTTGATATTAAGCTGTGACATCGTATCAATCAGGCTTATGACCTTCTGGAGGGACATCACGCGTTCACTAATAACCGACTCAATCCCTAGAGGCATGATGAGGAAGTTTCCGTTTAAGTCTAGGCGCTGTGTCTCCAGAACCGTTTCATCCTGGAGGGTTTGGACTATGAGGGCACCGTCTTCACCAAGGAACTGACGCTCTACTAAGGCGCGGTCATCTTCATCTTTGTAGTGATACTCAAAGGAACTGACCTGGTCATTTGCGCCTCGATTCACTTCAACGTCCTTAGGCGCGTGGATTCTGGGTGTGCCGCCAGATTCGACGTAAACCCTCAGGAAACCCTTCCCTTCGACCATGCCGTTGATTACCGCTTGGGTAAGCGGCGGATTATCATCACTAGAAAGCAAAGTGTGATTCGATAATTGCTCAAAATACCAGTCATCTACCCTTCCTTTAGCCGCCTTTTTGGGCGACATTTGGAAATCAGGGGTCTCTCCAACCAGCGCATTTACAAAGCGGTTAACGCCTTGGGCAACCAAGTTATCGGACACGAAGATGCGCTCTAACTCGCTCACAACCTTTTGATACTGGGAACTATTAATAGGCGGTAAGTTACCTGTATAATAGGGCAGCAGCTCACCGTTATAGAAGTCCCGGCGTTTTTGCTCTAATTGGTTGTTGTGAAAGCGATCAAGTTTCATCTATTCAACTCCGTATCTCTGGTTGATCTGCTTAAGACGCTGGGCTTGAGTTTCCTGGTAAATGGCAGCAATGTCGCTAGCAGGACTTTGACTTGCTGGGCTGCCCTTAGGAGTGGAGAACTTCGAGACAGCTTGTCCTGAGGTTGACTCTTCACTTTTGGCAGCTTTGCCAGAAGTATCACCCGGCAGCAATGACCCTTTAACTTTGCTTAGAGTGGGGTGAGCATCCAGATACTCCTCTAAGCTCTGTTCTCCGCTCTCTGTGGCAATCTTGCCGTTCTCACCTAACTGCAAATCGGAGGGTAAGAAGGAATCTAGAGCTGAGCGGTCTGCTCCATTGTCACTACTGAGCTTGTCCAGCAGTCTTGCCCTCTCCAGTTCAGCGATCTTTTGTTTAGCTTCTTCTAATTCCATGACTGCCTCCTATTAAGCTGCTAGATCGATTGTGCTGAATGCCTCAGGCGCCATCACGACAGGACTGTGAGTAGACCAGCTTTGCCCTTGGATTACCACGTTTTTACCCGTGTCAATGGTGCGGACGTCAGCAGCAACTTTAGGCTCTGTTTGCCCAGTGGCAATCCCAATATAGTGACTGCCAATACGATTGCTGCCACCGTTGATTAGACTGCGATCGGTTCCTGGAGCTGAGATAGTCAGATCCTGTGGGGTTGATCCCACTAGAAGCACGATGCCATCGGGGATAAAGGGGTGGAAAGTGCCTGAATCGTCCCAGTATCCGCTTTTCACGGTCTCCAGCGGCGGCAGGGCATTAGCCTGTAAAAACTGGGCGTAGAAAATTCCCTGGTCAGCGGTAGGCACGGTGCTATCGCTCTGATTCAGGTACATTTGTCCATACTCGCTACGAAGCTCCTCATTGGAAGCTATAGCCTTCGCTGTCTTTCGATTGACCAGCAGCCGAGAAAGGGGATACCCCTTGTCTTCTAACCATTCCTGCTGTTCCTCTAGAGCGTTGATGAAGGGATCTTTAGGTGCTGTTTCCTCATTCATGAAATTAGAGGATTCGCTGGCATAAGGCTCAACACGCTGCCCACTAATCGAATCCATCTGCACTGTCTCTTGAAGCTGATTTGCACCGACTCTTTCGTAGGAACCCGTGCATATCAACTCGGCACGCTGCTTTTCTCTCAACATGGCTAGAGGCTGGGCGAGTCCGGCAGAAGAGATATTCAGCAAGCGACTAATAGCGTCCCTGGAGTTCCGCCCTAGCAGAGCCTGTAAGGATTCAATCTGGGGTTGATTCAGAGTTAATCCGATGTCAGCCTCTCGCAGCTCGACTAACGCACTTTGCATCTCGTGGCTATCCTTGGTTGCAGGTTCGCTATAGCGGGTGGAACTGTTAGCAATCCTGCTATTCATACGCATTCCATCGATTCTGAAGGAATGGGATTCGTCCACATTAGTCTCCGGGAGCAATTCTGAGAAAACTAAGCGCTGTCCTGCTGCCTGAAACTGCAAGGAAGGATCATCCGCTGCGAGTTGGAAGCCTTCGCCTTGATTAATTTGTTGAACTAAGGATTGGATATTCTGCAATTTTCACCTTATTTTCATAAGCTTCCCCTATATTTTAGCAGCTTTCTTATCAATTTTTCTTAATCTTGTGCTAGGATGAGGGTAATGCTCGATTTGCGAGTTAGTTCGTCTCTAGGATTCATTCATTAGTTGACAGCTTCCCGAATGTGGTGATAGGGGAGCAGCAATTGAACTTTATAGTTTCTCTTCTAATAGCATTGTCCCTGCCCGCTAGCCCCGAGCAGGGGCTTTGTTATTGGGCTGTGAGGCATAAGAGAACTCCGTAGGATTGGTACTACGGAGCAGTGCTTAGTTGGACTATGAGCGGCAATTTTGTGGGACTTACCCAGTGGCAATGGCTTCTAGAGCAGTCTTCTTACTTTCTGGGGTCACCTCGAGATATCTCTGTAGGGAGTCTAAACTCTGGTGCCCTGAAATGTCCTGGATCGTAGCTAATGGAACGCCAGCATCTTTCATTCTGGTGAGGGCAGTCCTGCGAAAAGAGTGAGTGGAGATGCCTGACTCTCCTATAGCCGCTGTATAAGCCTTGAGCAGGTTAGATGCAGCACTAGGATGTATATGCCCTCTGCCGTGCCGACCAGGGAACAGAAAGCCATTCAGACTCTTTGTATCGTGGGCAAGCCAATTATCCAGAAGCTCCCTCAGTCTTGGCGCTATCGGAATCTCACGGCTCTCCTTACCGCCCTTAGTAATGGTTTTAGGGAAGTAGATATAGCCACCTTCGAGGTGATCCCGCTTCAATTGGCACGCCTCAGCAATGCGGCAGCCGGTGTATAAGCAGATGCCGAAGAGTGCTCTATCTCTGTCTCCCATCTGCTCAAATAGTGCTCTCTCGGTTTCTGGACTGATCACCCTTGCTTGCTTAACCATATACTTACACTAGAAAATATTCATTTCTTAATGTAGCACACCTAAAGCCGCATTGTGCCGTAGTCTTTCCTAGAGGTATGTGGCAGCCGATCGCCAGAAGCCCTATTCTCTCGTGCTAATTGATAATAGTTTGCAATCCCTTGGTTGGAGTGACTAGGCGGTCATCTCAGACCAGAACAAAGTCATAACGAGTATGGATTAGAAGGGCTGGAGTCGATTTGAGGGTGAGCTTGTCTCAAGCACGCCCACTCACAAAACTTGACGTTCACGTAAACGTTAAGATGGATTTAACGTGAGTAGTCAATGAGTAGCTAATGAGTAGGAAATGCGTAGGTTTTGAGTAGGAAGCGAGTAAGAAGCGAGTAGCTATGTCTAAACACAGATCGACTAGAACGGAGAGGGAGACAGCTAAGGCGAAGCTAGCTGACGGGTATTCCCAAGCTAGAGTCGCACGAGAGCTAGGCTTTCAACGAAAAACAGTCTACAACTGGATGCAAGATCCGGACTTCAGAGAGGACGTTGAGGACAGGATGAGGACAGCCGAGGAGCAACGGCAGGAATTTCAGCAGCGTCTACAGAAGATGTCCTTAGACTTGATGCCGGATATACAGAAAAGGCTTAAGGAGTTAGCTAGAAAGGGCGGCAATAAGGAGTTAGACACACTGCTGAAATGGCTTGATGCTGCCGGGAATCACGCCAAGCATAACCCTAAGCAAACTCCTCAGCAGCAGCAAGGCAGCAACTTCGCCCTATTAGTCCAGCAGTTAAGCCAAGAGGAAGCCAATGAGTCTGGCTCCGGGAAACCAGTACTAGAAGGCGAGGTGACCGATGAGTCAGCGAACTAAAACCCCTATCAGCATCAGAAAGTTTGCTACACACCCCAATATGCTTGGGCTAGACCTATACCCTAATCAGCTCAAGATCCTAGAAAGCCTGTATCAGAAGGGTACTAGTCGAATGGTAGTTGCTGCTGGGCGTCGAGGCGGCAAGAGTTTAATCTCAGCAGTCTCAACCCTCTATGCCGCTTACATCATGCAACCGATATTTGCTAAGGCACTAGCTCCCGGAGAGCCGTTTTACTGCATGGTTATCTCAGCTACGGCAGACCAGGCTAGCCGACTCTTGAAACGGATTCGGGCACTCATCGACAATCACAGCTCCATGGTTCAAGAGATCAAGAGTGAGAGTGCCACCAGTATTGAACTTTATAACGGGGCTATTATCACCAGTCAGACTTACTCTGCTCGCGGTGCAGTGGGAAATGCCGTAGCCCACCTAGTTTGCGATGAAATGGGAAGGTGGATGGCTAGCGGTAATCATACTAATGTGGACGCCACTGAGGTTCTGCAGGCGGTAACCCCTTCACTCGCGCAATTCCCGGAGAGCCGCCAACTATTTGTAAGCACACCTTGGCTTCAATCAGGTGAGTTTCACCGGCTCTACAAACTCTCGCAATCGCCTGACTGCCCTCAAGGGCTAGTAGGCTGGAATTTCACTAGCCAGCAGCTCAACCCTACTATCACTGACTCTTGGATTCAGCAGGAGCGGGAGCTAATGGGCGATAAATACGTCCGAGCAGAATACTATGGCGAGTTCCAGGATGCAATCGACAATTGGCTTGATTCCTTTCTCATACGCCAGCAGGTAAGGCATAACAACTCCCACCACAAACCAAATCCTGACTACTACGGGCAATACATCCTAGCTTTAGACCCGGCAAGTGGTAAGGAAGGCAGAGACAGTTTCGCAGCATGCATAGGACATGTCAATCAGGACAGCGAGCTAATCATAGACCGCTTTCATACGTTTTCCGGTGGTGAGCGAGGTGTAGACTTCGAGAAAGTCAGGGATTGGGCACTTAGGATGCACGAGGCATATGGATTCCAACTCGTGACAGCAGACCAACACCAGGCGCGTATGTTATTGCAGCAACTGCAGTCCTCAGGCATCCCTACCCGTGAAAACCATTGGACAGTGACCAACCATATGCAAGCATTTAATAAGTTGTCGCAGTTATTCATCTCAGAACGTATCTCGCTGCCGAATCACCACCAAGCTATCGACCAGTTAGTAGGACTGAGGCAATCTTGGCGGCAAAACGGCTCATTCAAAGTCAGTGGTGGTGCTGGCTCTAGTGTGGATGACCTCGCTAGCGCTTTAGCTGGTGTAGCCCTATTTGCCCCGACTGAGTTAAGCTCCGGCTTACAGTTTACTTCTAAACCAGTTAGTGGATGGGCTGCATGAGAAAAACCGCCCTCGGTTTAGAGAGCGGCGCTTACTTTAAGACAGCTTGTCCTAAAGTTACTCTTGACTTTGACCTGAGTCCGAAGTCACATCCTTCAGATCCTCCTCATCCTTCTCATTGCCCTTGTTATGGAGACGCTCCTCAAAGTCTATACCTTGGGCATCAGCTTCCGACTGAAGCTCCTCTATAACTTCTCTGGCAGCTTGCTCAAACTTCTGATTGAGTATCCGGTTGACTTTGTTGACTTTCTTAGCTTTCTTATACTTACTGCCCAACTCATTATCGGAGAATTCAACTCTGGCTTGAATGGGCTTCTCATCCTTGGTGCCTTCGGGAGGCAATCCCTTATCTCCAGTGTCATAAGCTTTGATGTACCGGTTAGCAGTCCGAGGAGTAAAGTCACAGTTATCCTCAACCCATTGCTGCCAGCCGCCACCGCTAGCTTTTCCTTGGCTATGGAGTCGATCCCGCTTCGCTTTCAGTATCTTGCCGATGCGCTCTCGCATAGTCTCGGCAGCGTTATGGGCTTTGTGCAGCCACATCGTTAGCTGCTGGTCATCATCGATGTCGGGGTCATTAGGGAAAGTGATATGGAACTGGTCTCCCTGAGCTGGCAAAGTCTCGGTAGTTTGAGGGTTTTCTGGGGGTTGAGTGGTGGTATCCTGACGCTCTCTCAAGCTATTCCCTTTCAATCCTGCAATGCCTCGGTTCTCGTTAGTCATCTCAATTGCTCCTAAATACTTTGTGTGCGAGGGATAGAAGCCAGTTTAGAGTGATGGCAGCACTGTAACTTAGTTAAGACAGTATTTCGTTAACTACAGCCTTGAACTGTCGGTTAGCTTTTTTAGCACCTCGATCATTGATCTTGGCTAGAGGGAAGCCTTGATCCATTGCGTGGTCAATGGCGATATGGTCAGAGATAAAGTCCTTAAACACTGGGATACCATCGCCCTCTAGAAGCTTACGGGCTTCGCTTTCCCAACCGGGTGCCCTGCCTAGGCACTTGTTCAGAAGCACTTTGTAGTTAGTTTCAGGCTCAAGAGTGTCGATGAGCCGATACAGTCCGGCTAAATTGCCTTGTGAGGGAAAGGTGGGCAGAACGAGGAGGTCTGAGTCTTGCTCTAACTGCTTCTGACTCTCGGTATCGACATGAGGTTGAGTATCTATGACCAAATGGGTAGGGAAGCTCTCTGGAATGTCTTGCACCACTTGGAATGGCATCCGCTTAGACCAGAAAGTCGCAGTTGGGTTAGGGTCGGTATCCCATAGCATGGTCTGGGCGTTGGTGGAGAGATGGTAAGCAATGTGAATGGCGCTGGTGGTCTTGCCTACGCCGCCTTTGGTGGAGAGAACTGTAATAATCATGGTATCCTTGGTGTTGTGAGTGGTTTCCGATTAGGCAGTTTTACGAGATTGCCTAGCTCACGCGGGGGTTGGTAGCTTAGCTGGCGTCACTTAGCTTTGCTATCAACTCACCCTTGGTTTTTTTCTTGTTCGCCCCGCTAAGTCCCTTCGCACGGGCGATCTCAATCAGCTTTTGCTTCTTCATGCGTCGGTAGTCTTGTGTGCTTAGGCTGCCTTCTTTCAATAGGCGCTTATTGCTGGCGTGTGCTCTTGCCATTGTTGCCTCCTTTTTGGGTAACTTGCATGCGGTCTGATTCTCTGTAGCCCAGGGATCCTGAACTTCTACCTCATCCACTTCATAAGCAGTAGAGGTTGCCTCCTCAGGCTCGCTCTCAGGCTCCGGCTCACTAGGCTCAGGTTCGCTAGGTGTTGTCTCAGCCCTAGGGGTTTGCTGCGGAGCATGGTTGGCATGCCACTCGTTGCGAAGGCGAGCTAGCAGCGATTGCCCGACTATGACAGCACTGGAGCCTAGTAAGCTGGCGGTTGTCCAGTCGAGAAAGTTAACTACCTGATCGGCGTTGTTAATGATGGAGTGCATTTGGCTTTACCTCGTTGATTGCTTATTTAGATCTTACGTTAGAACCTTGATGGTGTCAAGGGAGAGAAGCTCACCGGATAAGATTGGCTGGAATCCGGTGAGACAAGGGGGTTTAGGTAAAGATAGGGTTTAGTAGAGGAGCATCATGGACGTAAGCCCATAGCAAGAGATGGTCGCAGAAGCTCTGGATTAGCTCAGGTGTGGCAGAGAAGTCATAGACAGGCACATCCTCATCAAGGTCGCCATCATACTCATGGAAGTCTTCAGGTAGGGAGTTATTCAGTCTGAGCACGGTTTCGACAAAGGGGTTCCAGAGCACGGATAGATCTGAGTCGAGGTAGATCAGTAGATCCTCGAAATTTTCCTCTAGCTCAGGAGATTCGAGATCGAAAGGCTCGCCAAAGACTAGTTCGGACAGGAAGTTTAGGCTATCGTCCTCTCGGTTGAGCGGAGCTTGCTCTGCCCAAGTTCTCTTAGGGTCATCTAAGTTTTCTGGCTCAAGCCCCACTGGAAGCAAGGCAGCATCGGGGCTGCTGGAGATAACGTCGATGTATTCGTTCCATGAAGCGAAGGTATAGTTGCCCTCGATTTGGGAGATTAGGGCGGTTAAGCCAGGAAGCTTAGGATGGTTGAAGAGTTGAACTGGTTGGTTGGCGGTGGCTGTAGTCATGAGTGAAAGTGGTGAATAACGACTTATTTACATAATAGGTTCTAACGTTGTTGGTGTCAAGGGAGAACAAAAAATCTCTAGGCGCAGACTCTGGATTACAGATCAACTCCGAGGTCAATGTTTAGGGCACTCTCGATATTGCGGACTGTCTCCAGTGGCATTGACTTAGCAAAACCTTCTTCAATCCTCCTCCAGTGCTGCTCTGTAGTGCCAGCAGCTTCGACTATCTTGCGTAGGGATCTGCTGTCCTTATACCTTGCTGCTTTTATCTGGCTGGATAGGTTTGGGTATTCCTTCTCTATAATGCGGCGGACTCTCATTGTCTGTTTAGGTTATTGAATTCTACGCTTCACATCATAGGTTAGAACCTCGGTGGTTGTCAAGGAAGTAAAAAATTGGCTGGAGCAGGATGGCGCCCTCACTCCAGCCTTGCAGAGTTCAATGTCTGAACAAAGTTAACACAGTGAAAAATGAGTGAACTAAGAGATTATCAGCTACTTCTATAGTACCGTGGGAGGCTCTAACGTGTCAAGAGTCTCCAGGCGTTTTCGTTGCCGCCTGTCCTTATAGCCAAACGAACGTTTGTTTGGGTAAAAGTAAGCCCCTCAGATCCCTAGGGTTCTATTAGCTAATTACTTCTATATCTACTCTTTCTTCTCCATTGATGACGGATGACGGATCGAATGACGGGTCGATGACGGATTGGATGACGGGTTTAAATGCCCGGCACTAAAGGACGATGACGGGTCTGACGGGTCAATAAAGATCGCTGGCGCTTATAAAACAAAAAGTTTGCACACACTCGCTGCCCGCTTAAGGCAACAGTCCATGGGCGAGCGCACCCAAACAGCACCCCAAAATCGCTGTAAACTACGCTTGGTGGGGGTCTTGAGCGCACCCAGCCTATAGAGTGACGCCCTTCCGAATAGCACCCTAAATTGGCTGTGATTGGCAGTTATAGGGAATCCTACGTTCTACCAGTGGGCAGCCCTCGGTGGGCACAGCGCTAGAGAATGTACAAAACTTGATACATAGGATAAGGCTGCCTCCCGTAAGAAAGGCAGCCTAGTGTTTTAGGGTTAGAGGTTAGTCGGTAACTTCTGCGTTCTTTAGCTCGGCAGAATCGACTGTTGATCGGGCTTTAGCAATGGCTTCTCGACACTCGGTAGCATCCCGTAGGCAGTTCTGAGGCAGGATTCCCTCAATTAGCTCATCATCCCACCGCTTAAGTGTGATTGTCCCGGTGTTCGGGCTGTACGAGTGGAATACAAGAGTTTCGCCTTCATAAGCGAGGGCACCCTTTCCCTTGACGATAGCTATAGGGTCTTCAGCTTCGAGTTGATGCTCCACTTCATCATGCAGAGACAGCGTTAATTCTTTAAGGGTCTCGCCATTGGAGTTGGTGCTTTCAGAGTTTGTATCAAGCTTTGAACTTTTTTCAGAGTCTGTGCAAGTTTTATTCTCACTATGGCTGTGGATCTGTTTTGACCCGTCAGACCCGTCATCGTCCTTTAGTGCTGCGGGTTCAGACCCGTCATCTGACCCGTCATCCAATCCGTCATCTGACCCGTCATCTGAGAAGGAGCTTTGTACAGACTCACTATCTTCATCTCCGTCGCCTTGCTTAACCAATCTTTCTAGCTGAGTTTCTAAGGTAGGCACGTCGATATCCTGCGTTTCATCTCGAAGCCGAACACCTTCGATATACTTACCGTACTGAGTCTTTTTAGCTTGAATACCATCAAAGCCTAAATCTTGTAGGATTTCGACAGCCTCGGGGGAGAAGTTCTTAAGGGTTTTTACTGCTTTAAGCCCAATGACTGGACAGTAGGCTACGTAGTCTTCGTATAGCCCAGGAGTGCCTTCAGCTTTGCAACTGACTCTCTTGCCGCCCTTCTCTTTATCAAAGATGATGCGGTCATTTATCCAGGCAGCCAGCCCATCATTCCTGATGCGATTTCTCCAGTGGGTTAGCCTTACCTCTGCAGGCTTACCTTGACCTTTGAGTATGTGCCGTACATACTCCGGATCCAGCTCAATGAGGAAATTAAGGAACGCACTGAGTTCCTTACGAAAAGTAGGCATCAGGTCATGGGCATTCTTGGGATCGACTTTGCGATTAAAGGGAACCTCAATAGCTCTTCTCGCAACGCCTTTAGAGCTGCTGCCATAGAACACTGGTTCGTTCGCGATGACCATAGCCATCCCGGTGAACTGCAACTTGAAGCCTTTCTCTCCCTTCTCTTCCACTGACAGCTCTCGACCTCCAGTGATGCTTTTGAATGGCTGTAGCTTCCCAGTGTATTTGTCGACGTCATCAAACAGAGCTAACCACGTGCCATCGATTTTGATCTTCTCGAACCGACCACCGTTAAACT